TCTTCTGTAAGACCTGCTTCTTTAATAAGTTCATCTATAGCAGCCACAGCAGTAGAGTCGTCACCAAGGGTCTCAACGTACTCCTGCCTTAGACTCAGGATACTGGAAATCTTTTTCTCCATATCAGGTTCAAGAAAGGCAGCTTTTAAATCTGTATACTCAGCCTTAAGTTCTACTATACGGCCTTGTAGTCGTTCTATCTCATCCTCTACATTTACAATTAAACCACTTTCTGTAGCTTTTGTTTTATAACCCAGTGACAAAATATCTTTTAGTTCTTGTATTTCTTCCTTTGCTTCAGCTATAGCGTCTTCAAAACCTGCACCTAATCCAATCGCACCAGAGCTAATACCAAGTGCAGATCGAGCACCTTTTACAGAAAAGAAACCAGCCCTTTGACCAAGTAAGTCCTCTAATGTGTTTGACACATCTTGTTGTTTAGTTTCTTGTAGTTTAGCTAGATACCCATCAATAGCTGCAGCACCTTCCATCCAAGGTAAGACTATTGATCCTGAGAGGGTAGTAGAGATGTTATCTATATCATCGTATAGGGAGGGTAACTCTTGTAATCTATCAATAAGCGGCTCTAATTCTTGGTTGGCCTCCATAAAAGACCTAGCAAGCATCGTACCTACAGCAAGAGAGATACCTACAATAGCACCTGTTACTCCCGGTAACAACCCAGCTAACTGAGTACCTTGTTGTCCAAAGGCTACTAAGGCACTTGTACCAGACTGAACCTGTACAAAGAAGTCACCTACTTGATAACCCACTTGTTGGGACACCATGCCAAACTTGTTCATCTTATTCTTAGATTGAACTAAACCAGCATTATATCTATCTAGTGCAGCACCCCCTGCTGCCACAGCAGTTTTAAGCCTGTTAACCTCTTCCTTAACCTCTTTAATACCTTTCTTATAGACTGCTGCAGAGAGGTGTCCTTCTTTAAAGGCTTTATTTAAAAGCTTTTCTTGAGCCACTAGCTTATTAAGGGACTTGGTGGCCTGAACAACAGGAGTATCATTGGATTGAAAACCAATAATATATTTTAAGTCTGCGCCTCTTTCTGCCATTATGTACCCATATAAATTACGTCTAGCCTCTTGATTGCTTCTACTTCCCAAGCTGTCAAAGGTGTGTCAGTAACTTCCTTCCATGCCTTAATTTGTTCGTAAGTTATCGGGTTAGAGCCTGATAGACCAGCAGTCCTACTGTTGCTTAAAGTAATAAAGGCAGACCAGATGTGAGACAACAACATAGGAAATTCGGGGCCATCCAGTGCTTGTGGTCTTTGTCCAGTCTGCCTCTCAACTTGTTCTAGGTGTTCACGTTCTGAAACGCCATTCTTATCGGATTGGTTGAGTTTAAAAGTGTGTTCAGCGAACTCCTCCAATTCCTCTATCAGGCTTTGGTAAAATCCAGAGCGTCTGTTACTGCCTCCTCAATCTGATCTTTGATCCAGAATACCTCAGAGTAAACCTCTTTTGCTTTAGCTTCAGAGAACTTAGGCATCTGACCATCATAAGTGATCTTCCAACCTTTAGTAGTCCTAACTAAAATATTAAGATTAGCTTCTTCTAAGTCTTCTGCTGTAACTTCCACCTTCTTTTTGCTTTGAGCTTGTTTAAGTCTTTTGTTTGTTTGCTCATGTAAAGCAGCTTTGTAAGCCTTAGAGTGTGGAGCGTGAACAGTAATAACCATTGGGCTTCCATCTTCATTCTCTAAGAGTGCAAAAGAAGAGGGGTGTAAAAGTTTTACTTCTACGGTATCAGTAGTGGGAGTTAAGTTCTTTAAGTCCATGTCGAGTTTCCTTTTGTCAGGGTAGTCGGGTAAGATTAAAGGGGAAGACCGAGACCCGACACTCAAGCCTTCCCCACCCTAGCTAGGGATTCTATGGTGCTCTTGTGATCGTCAAGCTAGTTGTGTCTGTAGAGTCATAGAGAGCTACAAACGACATATTGACTACACGGCTAGTAGGTCCATCTACACCTACGTCAGCACTATTGATTTTGACCCGTGGGAAATTGAAGGTCAGAGTATTAGGAGTTGAGGCATTATCGCCCACAACAACTTGTAGCTCAGTTTCAGTTTCGTTGATGAAGCGGTTAATCATTGCTGCATCTTCAAAGTAGACTGACATATTACCTTCGATTTCTGCACGTCCCACTTCTAGTTGTGGAGCAGAGTCGCTACCGACAACAAAGGTAGGTGCAAAAGAGTTATTGATGGTGAAGTCTACAGTAGTAACAATAGTAGACGCTGAAGGTGAGCCACCAGTATCTCCTACAGAAACGCTACCAGAGTATGCATCATAAGGTGACGCACCAGAGTTAGCAGTCTGAGTTTTCTGTGTTTGACCAATGGTCATGTCTTTTCCTACCATACCAAAAGTAGTAGTTACCATTTGGTTAGGAGCAATAGATACCCCCAGAGTAGAAACAGTCATACCTGTGAAAAGACGAGCTTGATCAATATCTGCTGCATAGTCTTCAACAGAGAAGTACTTAGGTGTTGTGCCAACCTTTAGGACGTTAGTAGCCCAAGTGTTAAGCATAGCTGATTCCAAGAAGGCATCAAAGTCACCATCTCTTAGGTCAGCTACAATGTCACCACCAGTTTGTTTATTTCCGTGACGGTCATGCCGAGGCATACGGTCAGCTTGTATATCCGTACCTGACACACGATCCTTAGTAAGGTTCATGCCGTGTGTAGTGAACGGAAGATTAATAAAGTTTCCAGAAGGAGTCGTACCAAACGTGCTTTCCACGATATACGACAGACTGGAGCGAGAACCCTGTGCAAAGGCCATGTTATATTCTCCTAGTTATTTGTAAGTGTACCATCCGATATCAATCGGAATAAAGTACCAAGGACTGTCCAAGAACCCTTGCTGTCTCTCAGCGTAATCTATGGACACATTGATTGTTGTTCCCCCACTTGGTGTGTAAGGAATGTCGGTAGTTGCTTCAAAAGCTTCTATAATAGTGTTAGCAAAAGCATCAGCAGTAGCAGGACCATTCCCTTCTGGGGCATAAACTGTGACAGAGAAGATACCTTGATATCTTTGCTGTGGGTTTAAGCCTCTTACAGAAGGTCTGCGAGAAGTCGGGATATAGGATGTTTGAAGGTAGCTTGTACCTGTCGTTGGTTCAAAAGGCACATTCTCATAGGCAATAGATGTGGGCAGGTTGGAGGTAGCAGCTAGTTTACCTTCAAGTGCAGCACGGATGTCGTTGTGTATACTAGCCATATTCTCTTCTTACCCTTGCAAAAACCTTATACTTGTTTTCTACATCTTGTGCATGAGGGGAGCCATTTCTTAACTGTACAGATTGTTTGTTTACTAAGTCTGGCAGCTTATTTACATCATTGTATAGATTAGCTCTGGCTTCATCAGCTTTCTGCTGTTTATTTTGTTTCCTAGGTCTGCCCTTAGAGCTTTTACCTCTAGGCCTACCCCTGCCCGTGTTTAATGAGAAAGAGGTAATATAAGCCCCAGTATCTACTGTGGGTGTAGACCAAAGTGCTACATCATCAACTAAATCCATAAGCAATAACTTAACATCGTCTTCAACAACTTCATCTACAAACTTATCTAGCTTTTGCTGAATAGAGACCGTTTGTTTTTTAGTTATCATTCTCTCACATCACACAAGTAACAAATCTTAGTACCAGCAGAAAAGATGGTCACAACAGAAACAATGTTAACAGTATCTCCACTACCTAGTATTTGATCTTCATCATCTGGCTCTACAGTAAGACCTAGGGCAGGTATGACACACTTACGTGTACCCCTTCTGATGTTATCCACATTCTGTATAATACCAGCATCATAATTATAGAAGTAGCCAGTAAAGTTATAGTCTGTTGTAGACGACCCAGAAATAGACCCTGTAGTGGTATCATATGTCCCTGCAGAAGTCACCTTACGCAAAGTAAGAGACTCACCAAAGTCATCTACCATCTTGAGGAGATTGTACCCTCTAGAAAACATTAACTACTCCTAGTCGTAATTAGTGCTGTTGTAGCTAGGGGGGTTTTTAAACCTATCCCTACGGAAAGAAGGTGTAATGCGATCTGTATCTTGCCTTACATTTTCTACAGTTGCCTTACTTATACCGCCAGCTTTTATTCCTACAACTCCACCAGACTTCTTACCTTGATGCTCTAAGGTCTCAGCTAGGGATGTGTAATGGTTTAATAGGTCACTGTAATGTGCACTGAGTGCTCCACTAAGTTCCTGAGTGACTCTTCGTGCATACTGAGCCGCTATAGTTCTGGCAGACCACCCTGCAGCATAATAAACATTGTTGTTAGTTTGAACTAGGGCAAAGATAACTTCCTCATTAGAAGTCTGCTGATCATTTACATCAGTGTCTCCTACTAATAGCCGTACTGCGTTTAAACGAGCCGAAGCTGTTTCAGTACCTAAGTCCGTTTCATCGTATGACCAAGCCATGTTTATTAGTTCTCCATGTGACCGTAGTTTCTTCGCCAGCTACGTATAAGACCACGTTGCTTATCTAACACCTTAGACTTCTTACACTTCATCTTATCAAAGGATGCTTTAGAGTTAGTCTTGGCTTCAACTTTTTTATTTATCGAGTCTACTAAATCGTGTAGTCCTGTTACATCAAGTGCTTCCAAGCCATCCCCTACCTTAGCTTTTACCTCTAGGTCGGAACTATGATGAAGAAAACCAAGAGAGTATAAATCTAGGACTGCTCTCTCTTCTACACCAATTTCTTTCCACTTGTATTCATCTCTTGGCCTCCAAACTCTGCCAGCAGATGTAAACTCAACCCTTACAAAAACAGGTCTATCAAACTGTAAGGGTATCTTTTGTTGGTGAAAGTTTATTCGGGACATTCAACTCTCCTCGGGCAAGGTTAGCAGGGGGCCACTACAGCCCCCCACAGTAGAAATTAAGCTACAGCAGTGGCGAAGAACGCACCCAAGTCAGCACCTACAACTTTCATGTCGTAAGCCATCTTAACTTGAATATGTTCAGCAACTTGCTGACGCTTAAGGGCATCATCTGAGAACGATTCTACAGAGATACCCAAGTTATTTGCACCCGGAATGTTATTCCAAGCGAATGTCAAGCCTGCTGCTGGAGACATAAGTCCAGCGTTTGATGGTGTGTGTACCAACAAGACAGACTTACCACCGATAAAGGAGTTGCTCTCGGCAATACCCTCGGCAGAGTCGTTTTTGACTGCTTCCATTGTGTAGAAGTTCTCTACCTCAAAGATTTCAGCAATCTTAGCATCGGTGATCAATGCTGTGTTTGAGACAGTTGCACCACCGTTAAGACGTGCAAGGATGTCTGGGTGGTTGATAAGAGTATCACGTACTTCTTTACCAACAACCATAGTGTTAGGCTTGAACCCACCAGACTTGAGCTGCATCGCACGGCGAACATCAGTCACGTTTTTGATAGGCGTAGCGTTAGTGTAGTCATTCCACTGAATGAACTGAGCACCACTTGGGCTAGATGCAACACCAGTGTACTCTGTGCTCCATACAGAAGAAGCAAAGAATGTAGAAGCAAAACGCTCCTCACGGTCGATCATAAGACGCATAGCAAGTGTTGCAGCACCATTAGAACGAGTTTCCAGAGCCGCATCTTCGTTAGCAATAGTTTGCTGATCGAAGTCCATACCTAGTCCGTAGACATCAGCATAGTAAGAGCTGTTAGAAACTGACAGACCGATGCGATTTACTTCGGTACGTGGAGCCAATTTCTTAACATCACCAGTGCGGTTCATGTTTGCACGGTCATAGATGTAGTATTTATCTGATTGACGATCTACGCCAACGATAGGGAAAATCTTGTCAGCGACAAAGTTTTCTTGTGATTGTGCATAGGCCAGTGTGAGGTTAGTCAACGGCTGGTCAATATGCACTTGGGATGGTGTCAACAAGGGCATTAGTTATTCCTCTCTATTAAACTGCGTTACCGCCTTGGATCAACTCTACAGCCATTGTCTGTCCAGAGACAGCAGCTTCTGTAGCGTAACCCATGACGATATTGCCAGATGCGGCAGTTACAGCTAGGCCAGCAGCATTAGTTGCAACTGAAGCTCCTGCAGCAATAGTACCACCAGATTTGACTAAGGTTTTACCTGACATGACTACAGTAGCAGCATTGCCAGAAGTGGGATCGTTCAAAAGAACACCAACGCAATTCTCACCAGCACTATCTGCCAGATCAATTTGACCATCGGATTCAAGAGTAACGAACTTGAATTGTGCGGCTGACAAATCTTCGCCAGCTACATATGTCCGTGTATCACGGGACTGCATTACAGCCATAGTTATTCTCCTTTATAGGATTTGTTAATAAGAGCTTTACCTTCTTCGGTTTTAGCTACAGCAGCATAAGCTACGGCATACTGGCTCTTCTTTAGTTTGTTTTCATCCATGTAGGATTTGACAAGAGTTTCAAGTTTGTCTGAGGCAGTTGCAAACTCACCGTCAGCATCAGACTTGCCTACCTCTTCCATAGATTCCGCAAAGACTTTATCTGCAGCCTTCAAGGTTTCCATGACAGCTTCTACTTCAGCAAACTCACCAACCAAAGATTTGGCTACGTCGATGTTGAAGTGTGGCAGTGCTTCTTTTGCTTTCTCGGTCAACTCGGCATCAGCCTTAGCAACCTCTGCTGCTTCCAAGGCCTTCAAGATAGGCGCAGGGATATCAGCTTTGTTGATTTGTTCTCCTTCATACTCTACGTACTCAGGCTCAACTTTCTTTTCAATCACGTCAGATTTAATGACGTAACCAGCTTCAATAAGGCTCTTACGAAGACGCTCATTCTCTGCTTTAAGTGTATCAAGCTCTTCAGCAACTGCTTCATCAGCCTTCTTCATGTCTCTCTGATACATTTTCATAGCTTCTTCTTCAGACATACCTTTATCCATGTATGGCTTTAGTTTGGCTTTCATGTCATCAGACATTTTTTCTATTTCATGTTCCATATGT